GACTAATCCTCCGTGGTAAACCGAAGACTTTGTCTTCATATACTCAATTTTGTTTGTCAAGTGATAAAAGTCTACTTAGTAGCAACACTTCTTAACAGAATTACCCCATGCGTCGAATCTTGCTGCTTTGCAGTAAGACCGTATAGAAGTAATAATATCACTTTCATTATCTTTTTCATTGTGCTTTTTTGTTGAAATTGATAATGTTTATTACTGGTTATCTTATTTCAAATTGGCAGTGTACCAAACTTGACGACTACTACAGTTTTTATAACGCTTCTGCTGAGTTGATAACTCCACCTTCTCCTTATAAAGTTGATTTTAACACTCTAGCTTTGCATTCAGTTCTATACAAGTGTCATGGAGTCGTTGCAATTTCTGTTTATCGCCGTTGTGATAATCTTCTGCTGACTCAGGAAGGACATTCGTGGAAGCAAATAGATACACCTCTTGGCGTCATTGCAACTTGTAAGTACTCTTGTGGAACGTGTGAAAATTTCTTGTATTGCTCGAAACATGAGCGACCACTCATTGACAAACGAGTTGTGCTCTCCAGACAAATGCTCGATGGCGGGTTTGGACACCAGTGTCATCGTGACGAGTACCTCGTCTTCATCTCAAGCTACACAGAAGATGGCGCCATCAATTTTCTCAGCGGTGAACACCTTACTTACAGACGCTTATCATGGCGTACGCGAGAAAAAACCAGTGCTAGATCCTCTCCTAGGAACGCCAACGTTTTTAGTGGACTCAGTTCAGGCTATCCCCGCACCAGGGGCCAAGATGAGTTCGACCCATTCCTTGAGTTCTGTGGCTTCAAAAATGGAACTTGGGACGAGTTTTCAGACGTCTTCACCCCAACCTACGAAAGTGAATTTGATTACAACGGGGTTGGCCAAGATTGGTTCAACCTTGACGACATCGTTGTCGACGTTCCAGAAGGACCATGGATACCAGGAGGTATCCCAGCGGGAATCAGTGAAATCTACGACGACGACATCTTGTTTGGACCAGAACTCGATTTCGTCGCAACCGTCCACTGCCGTGATGAACCAGGACAACAAGGTGGAGTTGCCACTCGCAGAAACCACGAAATCTTGCGGGATCACGTTAGATGCAGTGTTGAGCTTACTAGACGACATAAAGCCATTAAACGCTTTACCATTGTTGAAAGAACTTTGGAATAGCGATGGAATTGCTTCTGCAGCTTCTTGTGTAGTTAGACTGCTGGAGTTGTGGGGCGTATACTGGAAACTTGATTTTGCATTCTTTAAGCGTGTTGCTTCACACATTGTACATGCTCTTGCTTTGTTTTATGATTTGTGTAAAGAGTTTGCTACTTTTGTTTCACGACAGTTTACTTCAGGTAAGAAGCCTGGGTTTGTTGAACCTGCTGTGAGATGGACAGCAGAGCTGGACGACATTACGTTTGAAGATACTTTTCGTTCTCAATCTTTGTTTGATTTAAATATCTCTGATTATGTTGATTTGTCGCCAGAAGTTTCTCGTACTGTTACTGCTGTTCTGTCTTTTGCTGCTCCTATTGTTATGTTGTTGACAGGAGCGAAGGACATTGGTGGAGATTCTCTCACTAAGACTGTTGTTGGTGTTGGCAACGTTTGTCGTTCTGTTGATAATATCTCTAAAAGTTTCACTGGAATGTCCACACTTGTGAAGAGTGCAGTGGGTTCTCTTCTTGGAGTTCAAGACGACACTGCACGTACGAAATTGGTAAAGAAAATCGAAGAAATTCGTGTTCGTCTGCAAGATAAAAGAGACCGATTAGAACAGGATGCGCCTAGTGTTGTTCGTGAAGTTCACTTTTTGGAACATTTGGAAGATGACATTGACCAAGTGCATAAGATGATGAATGAGTGCGCCATGTCAACTGAGAATTTGGCAAATCTGCAGCAATTGTTTAGTGTTGTGAAGTTTCTGTACATTGAAATTCGGAACAAACATGACTCAATTTTGAAAACGCTCGTTGGTAAACAACACCCAACAGTTATTTGGATTTATGGACCTTCAGGTGTTGGAAAGTCTAAATTACTTAGGTACATTGCAGATCAGCTGAGTTGTTATGAAGGCAAAGCTTTGTTGGAATATGTGAGACCAAAAAGTGACAGTTTCTGGAGCAATTATATGCAGCAACACATCGTCATGTTTGATGATTTCAATAGCATAAAGAATTGCGATGATCACGAGGAGTTGAATGCCATTTACACTGATTCGGCATATCTGTTGAACATGGCTGGAGTGAGTGACAAAGGACAGAGATTCACTAGTAAATACGTACTCATTGCGTCAAATTTTGGGTATGTGCAGACGTCAGAGACACTCAATGATCCGTCCATTTTGGATCGTCGTCGAGATTTTGTTATCAAATGTGAAGATACAGTGCGATTAGCTGGAGACCAATACGCACATCCACCGCAACATTACCAGGATGACTGGTCTCACTTGAATTTTACTCGCATGGAGCACTTTCGAGATGGACAGATGTTACATGCAGTTGACGCAGTTTCCATTCAGCAAATCATTATGGAAGCTTTCCAATTGCAACAGCAACGCACAACTGAGTATGATGCATATTTGACTCGTCGTTTGGCCGCAGTAACTGCTGATCCAGGGCCTCCTGATGCCATTCCTCCACAACCTCAACATCCAGTTGGGCCAATACGGAATCACAATGCTTTGAGGCCAATGCAGGTGGACCCATATGTACAACCATACATACCACACAGAGCTGGAGGGCGAGGAAGAAATCGATTTCAGTTTGGAGTCGAGCAGGTTTATCGAGCACAAGGAGGAACAGTTTCAGAATGTCAGCCATGCTTTATGTTGGTTGGTCCACCTGGTATTGGAAAGACCACGATTTTGTCTCAATTGCCAGACACATACATCAAAATAGATGAGTTTGCAGAATCACAGGAGAGCTTTTTGCAAGCAGCAGATTTGGTGCGAAGAACGTATGATGGTGAAGCGCATAAACCAGTTGTTTTGGTTACAAATGAGTCGTTGTTACGAAGAAGGTACATGGAGTCAGGGTGGTCAAAAGAAGAGCGTGAGAAGTTTCTGCGGCGTTTAATTGTTTTTACGTTTGCATTTCGAAACAAGGGTGCTTTTAAAGGAACAGCAAAACCACGAGACATAGTACAAGAACCAGAAGGTTACAAGAAATTCGTTTCGTGTTATCGTACTCATGACAATGGACATAAAATTGAGTTTTCTCCTCTTGCAATAAAAGATTACATGCACTCTTGTGAGACAATTTTTAAGCGTGGTGACAATTTTGATAACTTTACTGCGTATCACCATGAAATCACACCAGCATATGAGTTTTACATTGACTTTCCAGCAACAGAAAACTTCGAAGAACTGTCGTACTTGGACATTGTGAAAAACGTCACTGCAATGGATGGTTGTATGGAAGTGTACAAGTTGTTTCTCAATCATGCTTTGAGCTGGAAAGAAAGATATACACACCACAAGTTCGATACGTGGGAACGAGCCATGGCTGGGTTTGCGACGTTGTCCCCAGCTTATGATGGTCCTTCACTTAAGGTGAAATTCAAGTGTGGTGCCAGCTATATCGTTTGGAGTCATGAGGGTCGTTTGCTCATTGAAAAGACGGTCGTTGAAGTTTTGAAACCCGTTGAGCTCAAGGAGTTACCGAACACGCATAGTTTTGTAGTGTTGTCATTTTTCAAGGAGTTGCCATGGTTGGATGTGTTAGGTTTCTTTGTGAAATTGACTGTTGGTTTTGGTTCGTTGTTTATGCCTGGTTTTGAACCCATTTTTGGTGAAAGTTGGGGTTCTGACACTGAAGAGGATCCAGGGACGTTGGCTGCTATGAAGGAAGCAGCGGCTTGGACAAGGTTGGATAAAACGAAGAAAGTTTCACGAGCAGCGAGACAACAACCCCTCACCAAAGGTCCAGATCGCTCTGGCACTGGTTTATCACAAGATCGGGAACGTGAATTGATACAGGTTGAAGCTAGAAAGCCGCGTTCTCTTGGCCCATATGGAGAAGGAGGATTTACAATTGCAGATCAAGTTGCCACTGAAGCGCGAGGTGATACAAGCACACAAGGATTAGCTGCACGGCTTAAGGAAAAACCCAAAGTGAGCTTGCAGGCAGAGAGTAGTTTGGATCCATCTGCTAGAGTCGTGATGAAAACTGTTGTGAAAAACCAAGTGCCGCTTTGTACTGCTGATGGAAAGTTTTTGAACTACGCTATTGGTTTGAAGGGCCATTTGTATGTTACTGTGTCACATGCTCAGACGGTTGCAACACACATTCGTGTTGGCGACGTTCTGCATCCGATTGTGAAGACAGTGGAAGTGAACGAGCAGCGAGATCTTTGGTTCTTCGAAGTTGACAAGCGTGCGCAACAATGTTCTGACATTTGTGCCCATCTTTTGCCTAAAACAGCAGTTAGAACTTCACTAGATGGTCAACCAGCGTATTTTGCTCAGATGAACGATAACACGATTAGTACACAAATTGTGACTCTTGGAGAAGTGCTAGTGCGCAAAATCGATCAGAAACGCAATATGACTGGAGTTTCATACACTGGATATAGCACTGGCTTCACGGAGAATCCCATTCAGACAGTGAAGGGTGATTGTGGTTCACCAATCATTTTGATAAATTCAAGTTATCCGCAAAAGTTTGTGGGGTTCCATGCTGCTGCTAACTCAACTAATGGCTTGGGCGCTTTCCTTTACAGAGAAGATGTGCCATTGCAGAGTGAGAGTGTGTGTGAAGATGCAGTTGTGTTGTCTCATCAGAACGTAGAGTTTTTCGAGGAAGCGGTGCAAATTGAAGGAAAGAAAATTTCAATAGTTGGAACCACCAAAGACGGATTTGTGCAATCTTATCCAACAAAGACTCACTATTATAAGTCTCCTTTTTCTGGCTTGGAGGTTGGAGTTCACTATGAACCAGCTGTTTTGTCAAAGCGAGATCCGCGGTGTTCTTTGGATTATGATCCCATAGTGAACGGAATTCTCAAGTACGACAGTGTGAATCAACCATTGCGCCAAGATTTGTTGGACATCTGTGTTCAAGACATTGGTACACATATTGCAGATGTCATGCAACAACAACATGTGAGGCTAGCTGTGCTGACCAAAACTGAAGCCATTAATCGCTGGACCACCTTGCCAGGAAGCAATCCAATTTATCGTTATTCGAGTGCAGGTTTTCCGTGGACTTCAATGGGTGTGCACAAAAAGAATTCTTTGTTTGAGTTTGATGGTGAAATTTACCATATTGCAAAAACTGAACTTGGAAGGAAGTTGAACCATGCTTGTGATCAGTTGGTTCAAGTTGCTCGAAGAGGAGAACGATCAGCTGTTGTCTTTACTGCTTCAAACAAAGATGAACCATTGAAACCAGCAAAAATCTTTGATACAAACACTCGTTCAATAATTGCAAGCCCAATTGATTATACGTTGGTTCACCGTCAATATTGTCATACTTTTTCTGCTGCAGTAACCACGTTGTTTGAATCACTGCCCATTAAAATTGGCATAGATCCTCACAGTGTTGATTGGACAAATTTGAGAGCTTGGCATACCAGAGTTGGTGACGTTGGGTTTGCTGCAGATTTCAAGGGATGGGATACCAGGATGCACCCAGAAGTGTTGAAGTGTTGTGTCAAAATTGCAAACATTGCTTACCAGCGTTGTGATCCAAAGTGGGAAATTGAACATGACGTTATTCGAAATTCATTGTATTCCTGCATGGATGGAGCTTTTGTCTTGTACCAGAAGTTTGTCTTTAAAATGCCAGGTGGACAAATGACAGGACAACCACAGACTGCATTGGACAATTCACTTGTAAATTGGATTTACGCTTATTACGTCTGGCTCCTTCTCACTGAAAACAGGCCAAAATTCCGAGGCTTTAGCAATTTCATGCTGCATCTGGCATGTAGTTTTTACGGTGACGACAACATCATCACGATCAATCCTGAAATTTTAGATTGGTTTAACTTTGATGTTTACGTAGCCCAGTGCTCAAAACTTGGCCTTGAAGTGACTCCTGCAGATAAGGGTTCTACTTACTTACCATTTCAACACATTGATGAGTTGACTTTCTTGAAACGGGCTTTTGTGAAAATTAAAGGGAGCCCTTTGTACTTTGGTGCACTGGATTTGAATAGCATTCAGCGCATGTTGGATTGGACCACGAGTAGGCCGCACGAGTATTGGAAGGAACCAGAGGAGGTGAGATTTGATAGGTCCTTAATTTTTGATGTGTTGGAGAACATTCTGCGAGAGAGTTTTCTCCATGGGCGTGAATTTTTTGAGAAAGTTCGCGCTCATTTGCTTCGTTGTGTTGACACTTATGGTATAGTGTTAACGAAGGTTGTGCCTTCTTTCCACGATTGTTTCGTGGAGTTTGTTTGTAGATACTAATTGTAATTTTATCTACCGTTTGTATATTACGAATGTGTGCATTTCGTTTGTTTGTATGCAGTTTATCGTTGCTATTAGTTGTTTTGTTGTTGCTTTTATTGTAACGTTTATTGTAAGATGTCGTCAACTGCACCTCCCGTTCCGAGTGGTGAGGGAACTACTGTTGATCCTGATCTTGTTGGGGCTGGACCGATTAGTAAGTTGCGTGCTGGGGAGGAACAGACGAAGGGTCCATTGACTTCCCATGTGGGTCAGTCAAATAGACCTGATCGTTATATATATGATCATTTTATACAACTTGCCACTTTTACTTGGTCCACCACTCAATTACCTGGCACATTGTTGTTTTCTGTTCCTATTCACCCTTCTCGCATGAATTGGGTCATTGCTTATTTGACTGCCCTTTACAATTGTTGGTCTGGAGGTTTTCAGTTTGCTGTAAAGGTTGCTGGCACTGGGTTTCATGCTGGTTCTGTTGTCTTTTGCAGGATTCCGCCAAATTTAGATCCTACTACTATCACTAATCCACAAGACTTTACTGTTTTTGAATGGTCATATATGGATCCTAAAGAACTTGACTTGAAAGGATTTCAAGTTATGGACCAAAAACCGTTTGAGTATCACTACAACCCATTAAACTTAGACAATCCTAATTCGTTTGGAGGACACTTTGCGGTTTATGTTCAAATGCCTTTGGCAACTTCTTCCACTGGAAATCAACAGGTTAGTATGATGGTGTTGAACAAGTGTGATGAAAATTTTAATGTGGCGCAAGTAATTCCCGTTCAAAGTAATATTATTGGTATCGATTATCGCGATTATGAGAATATTTTACCTAATTTTCCAACGTATGTCGTGCCTTGCGATTGGCGTTCAGCTGCTTATTTGCGGGCAGACCCCACTGTGCTAGTTACTTCCCCAGATATGACCGAAGTACAAGCTCGATTGGATGGTTCTGATTATGGAGTTAGGTATGCCCCATTACGCTCCCCAATGTTGCAACAAGGGGTTGCACTTGGTGTTCCAGGAATTAATTCCCCGTGGTCTGATGATGCTTTTGATTTTAAGTATGTTGCTCCCGGTTTGTTACCTAATTGTCCAGTTACATTAAAGTTTCGTTCTGCAACCTATACAAATCCTATGGGTTCCACTGGTGTTTCAGCTAGTTTAACCGTTTTCCCTGGTACCTTTAGTGGTATTGATCAACCAGCCAACAGCAGTATTCCACGTCATTGTTATGCTCCACTGGTTCAAGGTTTTTATCCAGCTGATAGAGTACCTCCACCTTTTGTACCCAATGGTGATGAAACGATTGTTTTGTTCCAGCATTTTGAACCAGTTGGTCCTTTAATTGCTGTTAATTCTCAAACTGAAACAATGTATAGACTTCTTCAAGCCCTTGCAGGTAAATATAGTTGGACTAATAATAACGCTCTGCTTTTCACACTGGTACACCGAGTTACCGAGCTTCCAGTCGCTTATTTGAAACTTTATTTTGAAGGTGTGTTCTCCACTTCTCGGCGTTCTACTGTTACTACTTGGCGTCTTGCTGATTACAAGTTGAATTTCATTTCAGTCATGAGTAGAAATGGAATTATTCCTAGTAGTTCTTTGTTTGAGCAAAATTCTTTGTTAGTTGGTGCTAGTAGGGCTTTGGAAGATGCAAATAAACGCATTGATAGACTTACTGACACGCTTGGACAACAAGCTATTGTAGCCTTTTCCCACCGACATCCCTCATTTGGAGATGAAGATGTTGTTGATGCGGATTCGTCAGAGCTCCCCGTGGAGGGTAGTAGCTTAGGCGACCGCGGCAAACAACACTTTCATTAAGAAAGACGCGCTCCTTGTGAGTTGTAGCGTGTCTTTCTAGCCCTTGGAGGAGCTCCTTTAGTTGTAGCTTATCCAAGGACCGTTTCCGTCCTTTTCCTTTGAAATTACGGTGCGTGTGTATATTAGCAAAAGTAATTTGAACTTGTTTGTTCCATTATGTCTTCTTCTGCTGGTGCCGAAAGTATAGTACTCATTGACAAAGACGGAAATTCTTCCATTGTCGACGACGTGTTCGACTCCCTCGACGGACTTTCAATATTTAAGCCAGATCCTTTGCCACCGATCTCCACTCAGCTTTCTGTGTTGGTCCAACACCGCATTACTTTCCAAGAAAAATTTGGAAGGACTCGAGCGAAGTTTGTGGCTGCTTTTAAGAAGGCGTTCCCTACTGCAATCTTTGCTGCTGATGTGAATGAGTTGTGGACTGCAGTTCATAAGACAGACTCAGTTTTCAACCTTAGCGTCATCCAAGTGTACTGCAACTTTGTGTCACAACACGGTTACGTCTCAGAGTTTCACAGGTGTGAAGTTCAAAATTCAATCGTGCCATTATGAACGCTGCCTTGCTGTCTGCTTTAGTTGGAAAGGCATCCGCTAATCAAGTGACAGCTCCACGAGGCATTGGGAGTGCAAAAGTTACAGCCGACGCGCAAAAACAAATGCAGCAACAACAGCAGGAGTTTATGCGCGAACAGAGGGATTATATGTCTGATCTTTATGGTGAACATGGTATACCTTTTATTCCTGGTTTGACTACGAATAGTTCCTCTCCTTTACCCCGCCATACCCAAGTTTTAGGTTCTCGAAATGTGACATCGTCTGTTCCTGGCTTAGCACCAGTGAAAGGAGCCCCTGTTTCCGGTGTTTCTGGCGCGATGGGTTTGCCCCTGTTGCGTTAATGTTTTCGTTTGTACTAACTTAAGTATGTGTTAAGGCTCTAGCGTCGGAGTACACGCCGACGTAAAAGGCTAGTGCGGGCTAGCCCCTCTTAAAGGAAATCGTGATGACTTGAAATGCATATCTTGTCTAGAGCCTGACTTATATTCGCAATGTAAATAGTTTTCCTTGTATAAGGCGAAAAGCGACCGGTTACTGAGTTGAGCAGGACTTAATGGCACGCGCGCTATGTATATTGTTATTGTGTTTAACGTAATATAACAATGTTATGTATTTACTGCGTAAGCAGATAATATTTGAACCTTATCTTAATGAGTGATTATATATTTTAACCTTTATGTATATGCTTGATCAGCTAAATCCCGATCACGCCTGCATATTCCCCTTCCGACCTCTCTGTAATATAGAGTGGGGTGCTGTGGCGGTTAATTGTATATAACTTAGGACACGCTAGGCGGACAAAAACAGTAGTTGACTTTTCGTCTCTCTATCTTTATCCTTCTATCGCTTTGCTTGTATATTTTATTGTAATTGAAATGTCACTTGTTTGCTTGCAATGTTAATTTATGTATTTTATTCGTATGTATTGTTTAACTGTTTGCCTTGTTGACACATTCAATAACTCGCAACGCTAGTTTCGCGACTAGCAACCACTTCTTGGTGAGTTCTTTCCAACCGTTTCGCGACGGGTAACGTGGAACCTCAACTTTTTGTGGCATCAACCCATGGCTACCTTGGATTACCCAGGTGATTCAGATGGGAAGGCTCGCGCCTTACCTTGTTTGATCCTGCATTCCTTGATCTAGCTTCCGATAATTCTATGTCGAACCGTTACCTTGGAGTATGGTCGCATCATGGATAACTCGGCTAATCTGACTTCGTTTCGTACGGGATTATAGTCTTGCTTCGTGCAGAAGAGGGTTAGCCCATTCTGTCATGACTTATGGCTCGTCTCCACACGTCGTCGACCTTTAACACTTTGTTACTTTTGTGTAGCATAGATGTTCCTAGACCTTTAACGGTTCAGCAGGCTTTGCCTTAATATCGCTGTTCCTCGGTCTTTCCTCAATAATTCACACACATTAATTTAGAATTGTATGCTTCTTGTATTGTGTTTGTCTAAATAATTCATTATCTATTGTAATGACGTTTGATTTGATTTAGAGTAGTGTAATTCTTGTATGTATAATATTTTGTTTAACTATATATATTTGTTTTTGCTTTTGCTTCTCTTTTCCTTTCAACTTTCTCTT